GAGATAGTTACACCACCAGTTAATTTTGCAAAAAAGAATTTTACATTCACATTATTAGTTTCTGAAATTCTACTCTTTTTAGAACATTTATTAAATCTTGTTTTATTAACTTTTTTAAATACTGTGACAAGAGTATTTCACCAATTAGCAAATGCTGTGGATTTTTGGCCTATTGAAAAATTATCAAAAACTGTTAGAAAGTTTGCGTATAGATTACAAGATGCGTCGCAACGAGAACTTTATTTAATTAGTTATCCCGAATGTGAAGAGTGTAATAGTACTGAATATGGTATACAAGGTGGTGTTGGTGATAGTATAAATTTTTGTCAAGTCGGTACGGTAAAAATTACTGGTTCAGATAATCAATCGAATAGAGTATTAAATGCTAGTGGATTTACATTCTCTAATCCTGCGTTACCAAGTGAAAATTGTTATACTGGTGCAACGGTACCAAGTGATGTGACCGATTTTGTAACTAATCAATCAGACTATATTGTTTCATATCAAAGTTTTGGTGTTTTACTAACAGGTACAACAATTTTTCAATATGATTCCGGTACAAGTGGTTATACATTTACGGATACAGGTGGTATTTTTAATGAGAATTTGGAATATACTGTAATACTTCGAGATAGAAATTCTACAGAAGAACAATTGTCAATAACCACTCCAGTTGAAACTGGTTGTCAGTTATATGACATACCATATGATGAAGATATTGTTGAGACATATTATATAGGTACAGGAAGAACACCATCTTCAACATACACTCCTGGTGCGGATGTAACTGCAACTAAATTATCTGACACCGCTGATTATCGTTTAGTGAATAGTTACGAAGGTGAAGTATATTCACCCGTAACGGTATCAGGACACACTGAATTTAGTAATGGTATTTTTAAAATTATACCGGGTTCATTAAGTAACATTCGACTTTTCAATATATTGAGAGAATACCGTAGAAGAAAAAGAGTTGGTAAATTATTTTGTGGAGGAATTGTAAATTATTCTTTTGTGGACAATTGGTTGTCAGGTTCTCTTTATTTTTTCCAATTCAAAGGGAAAAGTTCGTTGGTTTTCGGAAGAAGATATTGTGAAGATGTGATAAGATATGTATCATCACAAGATAGATTTTATTACAGATCCTCACCTTATTTGTCTGAAAGTAGTTGGGGTACACCAAAATACGATGACGAACTTAATTTAGTGGGTAGAAATTTAGGTCGACCAACAACAATGGTGGATCTTGGACCTCGAGATGAATTTATAAAAGAAATCTGTGTAGACCCATCTCTTGACCCAAATTGTTCTGTGACACGGTCAATAGGACCCACTTCATTCCAAAGTTTTGGTGAATTGTTAGGTTTGGCAATAAATTATAGAATGGATGTTAGTAATAATACATTCGACATCAATGAATTTTTCGATAATGAGGGATTTCTATATACTACGAGAGTATTAGATGGTGATATTTTGCAATTAATATCAACAAATAATGAAGTTGGTATTGAAGAGTTTGATTTACAAAATCCGAGGTATCTTGGATATTCTTATCAATTTTTGGACCCTGATATTACCCCTGATGTTTTTAAAAATGGTACGGGTGTTTATGGACCATTACCAATAACCATGTACTTGGATGAGGACGGAGAAAGAGTGAGGGCATGTTTAAATGAACCCGGTAGATTAACCGATTCCTCACAGAAAGTCCCATTCTTTTTATGGGATAAAAAAGGTACTGGATTTGGAGCATATAACTCATTAACATTGGATAATCAATCATGGGATTATGCTAACGTACAAGCCCAACCATTACAGGGCATGACTTTTGCATATAATTTGACAGGAGGAACAAATGACCCATCTGACAGATACCTTTTGTTACCAATGACATATACATTTAGTGGGTTAACATTAAACACCGGTAATGTCACAAATGATGTTGAGTTTGACGAAGTGTCTACTACTGATAATCATAGTACATTTGGTAGTGAATATCCGGGATTTACATATTTGTATGTGTCTAGTGGAACTACACTTGAACCTATATCGGGGATTTTATATACTAGAGTCGGTTCTGTTGGAGCCACAGCAACTTCACCATTTACAATTACAGATGGGTGGCATCAACAAGCGTGGACATTTACTAATGATTTTGTTATACGTCCATCAATTGACTATTACACGGGAAACAAACAAATACTATCAACTCCATTTATGTTCTATTTTGGATTGAGGGTTGGAAAAACAGGTGTGGATAAATTTGTAAAACTATTTGGTGATAAAGGAGCATTTACAACCGCTGAATAATGAATAAAAATTATCATAAAATATTAAAGACAACTACAGGTTTAACCTATAATATACCGATGTTTTTAGAATCAACGGTAGATGAGATGGGGGTTATGGTTGGGTTCGATGGTGATATTGAACAAGTGGAACAATTATGTAATTTTTCATATACAGGTACAACTGGTAATACTACAATAACAGTATATAATACAGTTAATCCTGATAAATTAAGACAGATTGTTGAACAAACATATACTATAAATTGGGGAGATGGAAATTCTTCAGGATTGACAGTGAATAGTGGAGTTGTTGGTACTAATTTCCCATCAGTGTCACATACGTACGCAACCGCATCAGGATATACAATTACAATAACATTGGCAGCACCATGGGTTACACAAAAATTATCGAAGCAAGTTGTTGTTCCTTTTAATTTTGGTGTTGATTCATATTTGGGTACGTTTACATATACGGGTACAAGTTTACCATATTATAATTCTAGCCCAACCGAATATTATCTACAGAGTGGTAGGACTCAAAATTATTTAAATGATTTGGAATATAACCCTACAACGGGTCATACCGCATTTACTTATTTAGGTATTGGTGGAAGTAGAATACAAGAAAAGAGAAATTACGGTTCAACAACATATAACATAACAACAGGAACTGATGCCAATGGTAGTTATTCGGGTTATAGTTTTACTTATACAGGAAATACAACAGGTACTACTGTGGTTCAATATAGAGATTATAGTGATGGCACAACATTAATAACAGGAAATACAACAGGGTTCACTAAAGAAGAAATTATCAATAAAATGATAACAAGAAATGAACACTTTTTAGGGTTTATAGATAGTCCAACAATTTTTTCTGACATTTTTGTTGAAAGAGGTAAACAAGGTGTTATGGAAAAAACATTTAGACTCAGTGAGATAGATAATATTGGTGAGTTAGATGTGTATGGAAATGGGTATTTTAAAATAAGAAAACAATAAAAACTATATTTATTAATAAAAAGTTATGGCAGTAGGTAGTTACGGAACAATAAGACCCGCAGATGTGTCACCATCGGACGTTGAGATATTTCTTCATTACGTACCGAATAGATTATCGACCGCGGAAGTTACCTTAACAAAGTTATCTTCCGAAAATATTTTAACCCCTATTTTTCATAATTCTGATACAACAACAGTTACAGCTGCACAAAATAAAGAACTATTAGGTGGATTATATAATTTAAAATTATCAGCATCAGACTTTTCTGATTTAGGTATATACACTCTACACATTAGACCAAAACAAATTAGAACATCAATTGCTGACTGTGGTATTTTAGCATCTTTACCATCTGTTAGAGGGATAATTATTGATTTATCAAAAGTCCCATCAACTGATAGAGGAAAGTTTACACCACAAGGATTAGTGGGATATAGAATTGAATACCTTAATAATGATGGTACTAAAATTCCTAATTTTTATAGAGTTGTTACATCATCATTTTATTGTACTTCAGTTGTATCTAATTTAACAAGTTCAACACAAAAGGCGATAAGATATCAATATAGTAATAGTACAACAAATTTAGTGTTCCTAACCGTTACACCATCATCTGCACCAACAAGTAGACCAAATGTTGTTCCATTTATTGGTAACCCTGGACAGAATATTTTATTAACAAATACATTCTTCAATCCAACAACAATCGAAGTGGAAATGGTAGAACACGATTCCTCCACATTGGCACACGCACTATACGGTAATCAGACTAAGGCAGTTTCTAATGGTATTTACACCATCTATGACAATAATAACGATAACGCTATCTACAAACAATACAACCTATACGAAATTAAGGACGAATTCAACGAGACCCTTTATGAAGTTAGAGAAGAGAAGCTTGATATCGATGAAACATTAAACTTTGACGACATTACAGAATAATGGCAACAAGAAGAGTTCCACCTAGTCAGGCTGCAACTGGTGCAGATACGTTTAGTGATAGTTTAGTTGGTTTTCAAATTACCGACGGAACTAGTCAATTTACTAATACGAACTTCACTATTGATAGATCTGCACCTGAAAGGGATACAAGAACATTCAGTACTGGTCAATTTTCCGCCTTTTTAACACTTGATGACTTAAAAGAAGAAAAATTTAATTCTGATGGTCAAACTACTGAGACAAAGAAAAAAGAAGTTTCTTTTAGGACATCGAAAGGTAATGCAAACAAGTCGTTATTTGGTTCATTAAAAAATAGAATTGGTGTTTCCTTAACAAACATAATACAGAAATTTCCTGCGGGTGCGGGTGTTTTAATTGATAAAAATAGTGTAACTAGATCCTCCGATTATACCATTGAAAGTATTGTTTATGATATTAATTTAGATACAACACAATTCAATGTTGATTTTGGTAGATTATTCAATCCATTTGATATTTTATTTGTTAAACCAAATAGTCAAGTAGAACCAAATACAACCAATAAGGTAAGAAATTTTTATTCATCATTTACGAAATACGTTTTAGAGTTAAGTGGTGTAACATATGATATTATTAGTTATACTCAACCAAATGCGGATTCTAAAATCAGTTTAAAGGTTAAAGGAAAACCATTTGGTACATCTTCAAATTATAGTGAAAACGTTTTAATTAGACCTAATGGTGGTTTGGTTGAAGAGTTTTTTGGTGGTTTAGACGAATTAGAACAAAGTTTATTAGATAGAGACACTAAACCAAAATACACCGCAACATTTAGTGTTCCAAGAGATAGTATTAATCAATCCAATACTGTATTGTCCGATGTTCAAATAACATGGCCAATTTCAAGAGATGGTTGGAACATTAAAATTATTGGATTAGAATACGACTTATATGTTCAAAAATTATCTCAAATTTCAGATGAAGTAGACGATTATAAATCTAACCTATTTGTTAGATTTATGTCTTCACCACAGTTATTTGAATTTGACACTGAGGATAAAAAGGTCGATGCAATTTTTCAATTATACGGACATAATTTTGATAAAGTAAAAAAATATATTGAGAACATAGCGTACATGAGAAATGTAAGTTATGATGGTATTAATAATTTACCTGATATACTTTTAAAGAACTTATCGAACACCTTAGGTTTATCAACAGTTAATTTGTTTGATGAGAAGAAACTTGAGGAGTTATTATATACAAGACAAGATACACAATACCCCGGATTAACAGTTGGAAAAACAATTGTTGATGCTGAGTATGAATTTTATAGAAGACTTTTAGTTAATTTATCTCACATATATAAATCAAAGGGTACACGTTCATCAATTGAATTCTTTTTAAGATTCTTGGGTGCACCAAGTCCAATGATTAGTATTAATGAACACGTATATACTGTTACATCACTACCAAAGTCATTTGATTTAGATGATGACATTTATGATGTTATATCAGGTACAAAGGTATATAGAGTCGCAACATTCGTACCAAGTGGATACACCTATCAAATTACAACTACAACAGGTAGAACTACATTTACATCAAGTAATTATCCGGTTTTAGAGGGAACCAAAAAACCTAAGGGGGCATATGATGAAATATCTGATATGTTTTTCCAAAAGGGTGCTGGTTGGTATGATAAAACCTTAACTCACAGGTCTAGTGATATATTAGATTTAGAAAATTCAGTTTTAACAGGAACAACAAAAATAATTAAAACCAAAAGTGGACCTTTTACATATGGTGAAGACTACTTTGATACGTTTAGAACACTTCCTGGATTAGATACTGGTTATGAAATTTTAAGTGAAGTTGACAACTTACAAAGACGAATTACAGATAGTAATTCTGTTTATAATTTTAATAGAAAAAACATTGATATTTTCCTTTCATCGGCAAAAGCCGTTGAGTATGATATTTGGAAAAAATCAAGGGAATTAGAAATTTCATTTGGTACTAATGGTCTTCAATCACAAACAGGAATAACATTCGCTGAGTTTGTGGACAAAACTGTAACTGACCAAATTAAGAACTCTCACTCAATAAAATACAAGAAGAATTATATAAAACTCGAAGACATTTTTCAGGATTATATTACATCAACTGGTTTTACACCATATAATATTCCTGATGTTAATGAGTTTATAAATAAAATGAGTCCATATTGGACACAAGTTTTAGAACAGTTAATACCTGCAACCACATTATGGTTGGGTGGTAATTTAATTGAGAACAATATTTTTGGTAGGTCAAAATATAGATACAGATTCGGATGTCAACCAAAAGTATTTGTTGAAAGTTTATATCCTAACTTCGAAAACGCAATAGAAGAAGATTTCGAAAAGATATTAGGGAGTCAGGAAAATTTTAGAGGTTTATTAAACGCAACCGGTGTTACATATTATCCTATCATTGACATCGATGGAGTTGAATATGGTGGATCAGGTTCTCAATTTAAAGTTGTTGTTAGTGGTACAACAAATACAAGTAACAGTGCAAAATTATTTAATACCTTTCCAATAACAGGATGTACAGGTATTATATCATCAACCACCGGATTACCATTAATATGTGAATACAAAGATTATCTTAGT